CAGGCGTGGGTCGTCATCTTTCACGTTATGCAGCGTCACTAACTCTTCGCCAATAAAATCGCGAATTTTCTCCGCTACAATTTCGGTGTAACAGGTACTTGAACCGTAAAAAAGACCGATTTTCATATTCACCTAGCAAAAACAGTTATTTATATGTTTAACAGTAACTTACAACCACGCTTAAGGTTAGTAAGGGTTAATGAGGACTAACCTCTGCCGCCAATCTGCCGCCACTTTTTGCCATTGCTATTGGATTGAGTTTTATAGCTGTTTCTAAATGCTCAGGGGCAAAGTGGGCGTATCTCATCGTCATACTGATGTCATGATGCCCCAAGATTTTTTGAAGCACTAAAATGTTGCCGCCGTTCATCATAAAGTGTGCAGAAAAAGTGTGCCTCAGTACATGTGTCATCTGGCCTTTGGGCAGGTGAATAGATGAATTCTTGATTGCCCTTAAAAAATTGTAATGGCAGTCATCGAACATGATTTCTTTCTTGATGCCGTTAAGTTCTTTGTAAAACTCTTTCGAGATCGGCACCGTACGATTTTTCTTGCTTTTAGTATTGGTGAACGTGATTTTGCTGGGGCTTAGTTGTGACCTGCGAAGATTTTGTGCCTCACTCCATCGTGCGCCGGTAGACAGGCATATTCTTATTACGCGATTCAAATCGACGTCTGCGCTACTGATTTCTAATAAACGCTCTATCTGCTCTTGATCAAGCCAGGCCATTTCACGCTCAGTAGTGCTTAACTTTCTTAGCTTCTCAAGTGGATTGGGTAGGGACCATTCACCAAGCCTGCTAAGTTCGCTAAACATGCTGTTCAAATGAGAGTGGTCCATATTTAAAGTGGTGTTTGATGCACCATAGGGAAAGCGCTTATCTAAATAAATTTCTCCACTCAATCGCATCTTGCGATAATGGGCAAAATCATTTGCAGTGAAGTCGGTGGCGCGAGGATTTCCCAAAGCGTTAGCAATAAGTTTCAGTTTTCGGAAAACCATTAAACCCGAAGATAAAGTCTGCCCGTGCAGGTCATACCAAAGCTGAGCTAATTCTAAAAGAGATCGCTTGTCGGTTTTTTCAATGATCCACGGCCTGCTTGCTGATTCATTCATTACATATTGTTCGTAAGCAATGGCCTCCCCTTTTGTCGGGAACGACTTCCTGATTCGCTTCTTATCGCGTCCTTGTGGGTAGCACTCACAAAGCCATTTCCCTGTCGAAAGTTTCCGCACGCTCATAGTTAGCCTTTGCGCATAACCAAAGAGACAAATCCCACAAACTTCACGTCAGACATAGGGCAGTCAAAACTACCTGACTCATTGGAAATTCTTACTTTCTGCTGAGGTAGGCGCATCACTTCTCTAATAGACTTTTTGCCGTCTATATCCATCAGCCACAATCCATCACACACGTCTTTAGCACCCTGGTCCATAAGGTATCTGCCCTTGCCAACGAAGAGTACGCAAGGTGAACTCAGATCCTCTGGATAAAGCTGCTCATCATAAAAAAGTGACTCACCTGAAGTGAGTTCACCATTCTCAAGCACAGCACTGGGAACTTTTAACGTAAGGTGGTTCTCATTTGCGTACTTTTCCCCCGTCCCAAAAGCCAGCCACTCAACATTAATTCCTGTTTCAATGGATGCTTGAATCACCCAATCGGCAGGAAAAATGTCCCTCATGTATCTGGAGGCCATTGTGCTTTTTGCTACTCCGAGCTTGTCACACAAGGCCTGACGAGTCTTGAAGCCGTAAGCCTCAAGAAGCCGTTGTACTACTTTCTGACCACCTGTATTAAAGTCCATAGTTCTCATTGGGGTTCAATTTAGTTTGACAGGTACCCCATATCGGATCTAAATTGTCATCGAAGTACGAATTCGGGTTCTTCTTAGGTCTGATTGGGCTTAATTAGATATCAATAAGCAAACATTGAGAGTATTGCATGATGCAAAACAACATTTCAATCACGCTTCTGGTTCCTCACATGACTAAGGAGCGCTACAGCGAAGCTACTGGTCTTGATATGAGCACCATCGATCTGATGCTGGGCGATGGCCGTTTGTCTCCTTTTCGTCATCGTCTTGGTAAAGAGGGCAAGCGCGAAAAGGTTCTAATTAATCTTGTGGCGCTAAGCGCTGATGCAATTCGTTCTTATCAGGAGGCTGAGCAGCAAGCAGTAAAAGTCACCAAGTCATTGAGCCGCAATTCCTTAAAAAGTACTCAATAGCATTATCGGAACAGGGAAGGGTGATTGCATGTTTGATTTTCGAGTTTCTACACATAGCCATTTTGATGATGCTTGCCGGGCGTTTGCACTGAAGCACAACATTATCCAGCTGGCTAATAAAGCTGGGCTGAACCCACAAACCATACGTAACAAACTCAACCCGGAGCAGGTTCACCAGTTAACCGTTCGTGAAATGCTGCTGCTGACCGATCTCACTGAAGACGCAACGCTGATCGACGGCGCACTGGCACAACTGCAGTGCTTGCCATGTGTGCCAGTTAACGAAATGGCGCATGAGAATTTGCCTGCTTATGTCCTGAAGGCTACTGCCGAAGTGGGGCAGCTGGCTGCCGGTGTGGTCTGCCAGGAGCAATTAACAACTGCCTGCCGCCGTAGTCTGGTCCAGAACGTACACGCAGGAATCCGCTGTCTGACTCTGGCAGCACTGGCGGTTCAGGCACGAGTGCATTCTAACCCTGCACTTTCAGGTACTGCTGATGTGTTAAGCGGTATCGGTGCATCAATCGGGATGGTCTGAGATATGGCGTTTTCAGTGGCTCCGCTTCTGAAGCGGCAAAGTCCGTCACACGCATACGGCCACGGCTGGATTGCAGCAGATAAGGGCAGGCGCTGGCACCCGGCAAATTCACAGGCCGAACTGCTGGCAGGATTAACGGGTAAGAGGAAAGAATCATGGGTTACAAAGCTGAAAGTATTACTGTTCAGATGAACGCGGGGCAGCGCGCAAGTGCGCTTAATCACATAGCTGTGCTTCGTACCATGATGTACGGCGATTGCAGTAATGAACTCAAACGCTTTATCGCAGAAATGCGTTGCAAGCGCGATGAACAGGCTGAACAGAATAGCCGCGCACTGAGCGCAATTTTCTTCCTGGCTAATATCAGCAAAGAACGTCACAGCGTTGATTTCAGTGAACTGACGAGTGACGAAGTTAAGGCGCTGATTAGTGCAATGAATCACTTAAAGGCAGTCGTGAGTTTATTTCCAAAGAATCTGACGTTACCTAATTAATTAACACACCGAAATTAAATGGCGTAAACCCGCCGGGCATTTTTTTGCCCGAATTCAGGAGAAAGAGAAATGCGAAATATCCAGACCCGTAATTTTAAAGCTGACGACGACGCGCTAAGCGCTCTGCTGAGCAAGGCAAAAACTGAGCAGCGTTCTGATGATGCGCTGTCCGTTTCTATCCGCCTGGCCGCACTGGCAATTCATGCCCGTCAGCAGGAAATGTCAGCGGCGGAAATCCTTGAGCTGCTGGACAAAGACGCAGAACGCTTTGAGAACCAGGCGCAGGAGCTGCACTGATGGCTGATTCAATGGACATGGTACAGCAGCGCGTGCAGGAAGAACTGGCGCGCAATCTGGCTAACGCTACTCACCGCCCTGCAGGGGCGAGTGAGTTTTTCTGTCTTTCGTGCGGCGAAGAAATCCCGGAGAAGCGCCGCCGCGCACTGCCGGGCGTTTCACTCTGCGTGACCTGCAAAGAAATCAGTGAGCTGAAAAGCGTGCATTACAAAGGGGCGGCATTATGAAGACCATCCTGAAATGGGTCGGCAGCAAGTCCGGCCTGATGCCTGAGCTGATTAAGCACCTGCCCGCCGGTAATCGTCTGGTTGAGCCGTTTGCCGGTTCCTGTGCTGTCATGATGAATACGGATTACCCGGCTTATTTGGTGGCGGATGTTAATCCCGATCTGATTAACCTTTATCGCCAGGTTAAAGAGCATACGCGCCCGTTTATTGTTGTGGCGGCCTCGCTCTTCAATCAGAACAAAACTGAAGAGAGTTATTATAAGGTTCGCAATGACTTCAATTTCACCGCGTCGCTGCCACTGCTGGAACGTGCTGCACAATTCCTCTACCTGAACCGCCATGGCTATCGTGGCCTTTGCCGATATAACAAGCGCGGTGAATTCAATAACCCTTACGGCAATTATAAAAAGCCATATTTCCCGCTGGCCGAAATCGAAGCGTTTGCCGTAAAGGCTCAGCGCGCGACATTTGAATGTCTGGGGTACAGCGAAACCCTGAACATGGTCCGTGCCGGGGATGTCGTTTACTGCGATCCGCCGTATCACGGCACATTCACCGCTTATCACACCGATGGGTTCAGCGACGATGATCAGCACTCGCTGGCCTGCATCCTGCTGGGTATCTCTGATCGTAACCCGGTCATCGTTTCAAACAGCGATAACCTGTTTACCCGCAGTATATTCCGCGAATTTGTACTGACAAAAATCAGCGCTTCCCGCTCTGTTGGCGTGACTGCCGGACAGGGTAAGCGCGCAGCGGAAATTATTGCTGTCCGCCATCTTCAACATATGGCTTCAATGTGACCGATATTGCCGTAAACGCTGCTGAGTCTAATAGTGACTATCACGCTGCCCTGAAAATGCAGCGTGAGAATTATGGCGTCAGAACGCCGCGTGACATGACCCTAGCTGAGTTGAAGCTGTGGAACGCTAACCCCGATGACCACGGGTGGCGGAGCCAGTACCTGCATGACATGCCCGACTATCTAGCCGGGTATTTCGCTGACCGCTATCAAAAAATCCTTTCTGGAAAACATGGCCGTCGACGAGCCAATGCGTTTCTGCGCCAGACCATCGGCCAGAGCGTATTGCCGCGCCTGCAGCTTGTACGCAGTCGCTACCGGTTAAACGATGCGGCGCAGTTTGAGCTGCCCTTTATCAGACAGCTTGATCGCCTTCCGACGCTGGACCGCCAGGATATTCGCGATCTGGCTTATAAGGTGGCCTCCTTCCTGTCACAAAGTCTGGCTGAGTTCGTTGATAAGGTCTCCATGCCACATGAGGCGGACGAACTGGCTGTGACGCTCACCGGATACCGTTACATCGCTGAACTGGCTGCGCTGACAGGAACGCAGCCACCTTACTGGGCAGAGTTCTGTTCAGCTAAAGGTGAATTGCCTCTGCGCAAAGCCCAGTCTGGTCTGCTTCGCATGATGGCTCCTGAATGGTGGCGTGGCCGCCTGAAGCAGATGCGAGATTTACAGCGTGAACACATGGCTATCGCGGTTGGGCAGGTACAGAAAGCCGCATCACCTTACGTTTCCCGCAGTACGCTGGCCGAATGGATTGAGCAGAAAAAACGTAACCGCGAATTCTTCAAACGCTTTGATCTCATCAATCAGGAGGGGGACCGTATTGCGCTGGATGAAATGGTCAACCGCAGCGTGTCCAATCCGGCAATACGCCGCCGCGAACTGATGACACGAATGCGCGGGTTTGAAGATGTCGCCAATGAAACAGGGTGCGTAGGTGAATTTTATACAATTACAGCGCCATCACGTTATCACGCAGTTTACAGCCAGGGCGGCTTTGTTTCTCAGTGGAACGGTTCAAGCCCACGCGACACCCAGCGTTATCTCTGCCGCGTATGGGCGCGGATTCGCGCGGCTCTTGCCCGCGAAGATATTCATGTCTTCGGCTTTCGAGTTGTTGAACCTCACCACGACGGGACGCCGCACTGGCACATGCTGTTATTTATGCTTCCTGAAAACGTCCAACGGGTTCAGCACATCATGCGTGAGCAGGCTTATAAAGAGGATTCCGGTGAGCTGACCACGCCTCAGGCACTGAAAGCACGATTTCATGCTGAACCGATCGACCCTGAGAAGGGCAGTGCTACAGGCTATATCGCCAAATATATTTCAAAAAATATCGATGGTTACGCGATGGAAGGCGAGAAAGATGATGAAACCGGCGCAAATATGCGCGATATGGCTAAGGCTGTTTCGGCATGGGCTTCACGCTGGCGTATTCGTCAGTTTCAGCAGATAGGCGGTGCGCCTGTAACTGTCTGGCGTGAGCTGCGGCGTATGGGTGATGCAAGTCTGCCAGATAAGCAGATGGATGCGGTGCTGGCGGCAGCTTCCGTTGCCAGTTGCTGGGCGTCTTATACGATGGCACAGGGCGGTCCGTTAGTTGCGCGTGAGGATTTAGTTATCCGCCTTTGCTATGAACTTACCGAAATGGGTAATGAGTACGGCGAAGATGTTCAGCGGGTGCAGGGTATCTATTCGCCGATGGTACCGGATTCAGAAGTTATGACGCGCCTGGTCAAGTGGGAAAAGGTTGCTAAATTGGCCGAAGTATCAGCGGAGGCTGGTTTTTCTGGCGGCATTGCCGCCCCTTGGAGTTCTGTCAATAACTGTACGGGGCCACAGCGCCGACGGTTAGAGTTGGAACTAAAAGCTAGGGGGTTTAATGGTAGCGATGAGGAAATTAAGCTACTTTTACAGGGATGTAATCTTAATGCGGGAGCAAGCATGCGATTGTTTTTTGATAAGGGCAGACTGCAAGAGGCACCACTGTAGCAATCAGAAGATCTACCCCTTTGATGATCTCTAAATATCGCTAGCTAATCGCTGTCCGCGAATAACTGTCACTTCATATTTGAGAAGGACTGCTTTCTGCTGGCATAAAGCAATCGCTTTTTGCCATTTGATCGTGTCGGGTACAAATGGGTCATAGGCGGAAAGCCGCACTTCTAGCAGTGTTCTGCCTGTTCCAACCTCACCGGCAATGAGGTATGCAGCACGTAACGGAGAGTGAAGTTCGATGCATGCTTTTCTCATAAGTTGTTGGTCCTCATAGCTATTAAATTTTCAAATTTATGCGAATAGGGCCATTTTAACTTAAAAAACAGTTCACATTTTTTTTCTCTTACTATACTGTACGCATATACAGTTGTTGTGTCGAGGGAGGGCAAATGAGTGATTATCTTCTGGAGGAAATAAAACTCCAACGTATTGATTTTATTCTTAAAAAAGTTGCTTTTGATACGTGCGATTTTGAAGAGAAAGAGATGGCTATTCACTGGTTAGTAGAATTGTCTGGTGAGTTAATGGCTGAAGTTAGAAAAGCTAAGTCATCCATAACTGAAATTGAGCGTCACTGAGAGGGACTTATGCGTATTGAGATCATGATCAATAAAGAGCAAAAAATCAGCACGGAAATTCTCTCAGCACTTGAGACTGAACTTTATAAAAATTTTCTTCCGGTTTATCCCGAAACCACTATCCGCATCAGGGAAGGTAGCGCCAATGGTGTTGTGTTGAGCGGAGTTAGGCAGAATGATGACAAAGAAAATGTTATGGGTATTCTGCAGGCAGTGTGGGAAGACGACAGCTGGCAGTATCAACACTGATAACGTTGCTGGTTTCAAAATACATTTTTTGCGGCTTTTAAGGTTTAAAAACGAGAGTAGCGAGGTGCTAGCCATGATTGATAAAGGCAATAATTACCAAATTATCTATCGGGATCCGATGCTGTAACAGTATACCACCTTGGCTGCTTGTTTTTTTCAGCGCTCTAAGGAATATGGATGGGGGATGCACTTAAGAGGATTGTTTCTGGCTTGAGCTGAAAGTTTTTATTGGGTTACATGATATCCTGATTTTTTTGATAGACGTAACTAAATTAGAGCAGCGAAGTGATGAAATTGAGGCAAATTATTTCCTCCTTGGTTAAACGCAGGGAGTAAAGTTGCCAGGGGGCTGGCAACTTGTGAGTGAGTCGCCCCCTGCTTTTAAACTCAACCTTCAAATTTGTCACTTAATCGCTTCGTTAGAACTTCAACTGATTCTTTCCTGCCTGAAAACAAATCGTTAACTACGTACTCCATAATTTCAAACGCATCTTCAATGTCTTTAATTTTAACTTTATCGTAGGTATGACTCCCTGCATTACCTAAAAATTTTATAGCCATAAGAGGATCCTTAAACGATACATATAACTCTGGTAACATTCCCAAGCGTATATGTAGAGTGATGCGTCTATCTTTTTCGTTTTTTTCAGTAACTCCCATAGCCGTAAGCATTCGTTCAACTGAAATTCTAATGAGATTCGCTGCTGCACCAGGTTGTATCAAAAAGACAGAAAAAGCAGCTTGAAGTGGTTCGGCGATTTCTTCAGGGCATTTGGTAGGAAGCTCGAAAGGATGCAATGACGGAAAAAAGCTTTTAGGGTGAAACCACTGGTAATACCCATTACCAGACATCTCGTCATCCCAATCTTGTCGTTCCCATCCACTATTGCCTAAACAGGCCACTACCTCACCGCATTGTCTTCTTGAGCAGCGTGCCATACAGCTAAATATTGATACATCCATTTCTGGCTCAAACCAAGATTCGCTACTGTGTTTATTAGTGTCGTGTGTTTCATTAACAACTAAACTTTCAGGAATGATAAGCAGGGTTTTCTGACCGCATTGCGGGCAGGGCCATTCCACCTGCATGTCTTTGAAAAATGCTCCGGAAATTTTGTTAATAGACATTCTTAGTGCTCCAGGTTCAGTAGCGAGTATGTTCTTTGCGCTAAATTTTCGATTATTAATGAAACTAAAATATGCCATAACAGCCTGTTTAAAAAGAGCAATATGAAAAAATCCTATGGCATGCTGTACATTGTTTTGCGAAATGGCTGTTACTGCATGACTATGCTGCATGGATCCGCATGATCGTTTGAGGATCGTTTTGGCTGAGACAAGCTAGGATTGGCGGGCGTTTGCTTATGTCATGCACCTGCATGAAAACCATTGCATAAAGTGGGCAGGCGTGGCGGGGCTACGAGCGCGCGCTGAGGGTTAATGATCTGTTGTGTTAAGCTTCAATGATTGAGACTTCAATAGTAGATCTTAAAAATTACTATTGACATAACTGGTTACTCATGGCGTCTTATCGATTGGGATTTTCTACCCCCCTAAATTTAGGACGCTTATTAAACCTCTCATAAAAAGGGATTATTATGCTGCAAACAAAAAATGTCTTTATCGATACTCAATACTATGTTAAATCGGGCCTACATTTTGAGGGTGCAGCATTTAAAGCTTTTCTTGAACTTTGCGCACGCGGAGAACTGACTCTATTAACAACATCAGTAGTGGAAAGAGAGGTTAAAAGTAAAATTGATGACGCGATAAAAGACGCATTACAAGCTGTTCAAACCATCCAAAGAAAAGCAAGGATTTTAAAGAGTATTGAAGACGGCCCTCTTCAAAACTTCTTTGTGCCGGTTGAAATAGATGGTGTCTACGAATCTGCAAAGAATGCTTTCGATGAGTTTCTAGGTGCCTGTAATGCAGAGTTCGCACCAGTTTCAGATATTGATATTGAAAAAATACTGAGTAATTACTTTGAAAAAAAACCGCCATTTGGAGATGGAAAAAAGAAAAACGAGTTTCCAGATGCTATTTCATTGGATGCTATTGAAAAATACATTGATGATGAGGAAGTATATGTTGTATCCGAAGATGAGGACCTAAAGAGTTATTGCAACGACAACATGAAATTTCATTGCGTTGATACATTGGATAAATTGCTGGATATTTATAACGCACGTGAGAACTTCTTATCTAATGCTATCTCTTCTTACATTGAAAGCAATAAAGACAAGATTAGTGATGAGATAAAAGAATTACTAGAGAGCGCAGATGCTTGGAATGAGTCAGTTTGGGAAGACTCCGAATTAGAATCATATCACGTTACGAGCATGAGCGAGCTTGATTTCTCAATTGTATCTATTGAGGAAAATAGTTGCATAGTTACTTTTGATATATCAGCTGATTTCGAAGTTACTGTGACCGGCCCTGACTTCACTAATGGGTATTGGGATGGTGAAGATAAAGTAATGATCCCAATGGAATCCACTGAAAATACTGAAATCGAAGAAAAGAATTTCCTTGTGGAATTACGAATGGATTTTGAAATTGATGGTGATAGCATAATCAATCCCGAACATTATATTTACATTGATGAGCTTAGGAAGGGGTTGGTTTTTTCTGTAGATGAAAATAGCTACGATTATTAATAACCCTTGAAGGGCATCCATATAAGATGCCCTTCCAAAGACGTCATGAGTTTAAAGTATAGTCCTCAAAAGAAATTACTTTTTCACCAACCCATTCATTTAATTCCTCAAGCCGCCTCTGTAACGGAATGAGTTCATTCCTCACAAAAACACGACTTGCTTTTTCCACATCGCCAAACCCGCCTGTATTGTTCGGGATAATCCCCATTAGTTGCGGCGGCACACGATGCACGGCCAGCATGTCGTCGCGGCTCACGTTCTTGATGTTCAGGAATTCATCCTTCGCCGCCACCTCAGACAGCGGGATGATCTGGATGCCGTCCTTTTTCCCGTTCGGGCTGTACATAAACAGGTTGCGGAAGTTGCCCGGCCCTTTCGCGCTTTTCATGGCGCTGCGGATATTGTCCACGTCCTGCTGGCTCTGGGCCGGGTCGGTCATGTACATGATGAAACCCGCATGGCTGCCGTTGAGGTAATACTTGCGGCGGAACAGCGTAGCCGACTCGTTCAGCAGCGCCGACGGGATGGCAGACAGGTAGCCCGGCAGGCCATAAATCTCCTGATTGATGTCCGGCTCCATCAGGTGAAACACGCTGCCCTTCGCAAACTCATACGGCTCCGTGTTAATGCCATAGTGCGCATACCAGTACGTGTCCAGGTCGAGGCCGCGCCGGGTAAACTTTGCCAGCGACGGCTCCAGCTTCAGCACGTTACCCAGCCGGCTGGTCCGCTTCTCCAGGTAGGCATTGCCGAAAATCAGGTAATCCAGCGCAAAGCGGCTGAAGGCCTGCTGACTCAGCAGGCGGTGAGGGATAAAGGTACTCGCCAGAATATTGCACTTTACGCTGATGGGTGAGCTGTGATGCACAGCGGCGCGGAACGTGCGCGCCAGCCCGTCAACGCTTACGGGCGGTTCATACCAGCGATCATTGATTACGCACTCCACGTAGTCCAGCAGTTCGCGGCGGTCCAGCACTGGGATCGGGTCGCCAAAGGTAAACGCCTCAGACGCTGCCCCGCTGGTCATGTTTTCCGGCTGCGGCACGGGCTGCGTGCGGGTGCGGTTCCTGCGTTTGCTCATTAATAAATCTCCACAATGTTCTGCGTGTGTGCCGCCTGTCCCTGCAGCGGCTCGTTTGCAAGCGCGTGCATGGTCGCCCAGGCTAAATCGCCGTGGCTGACTTCTTCGCTGCGGCTGGTTTCATAGGTCGGACGGTTGCCGCTGGCCGTGGTAGCCTTGCGGATAGACATGAATGACTGCGCGATGTCGAGGTGGCTGGCGTCAAACTCCAGCCGCCCGCTGGCGATCGTGTCGTAAGCCTTCAGCACCAGTGCGTTCTTCACGTTCGGGTTATAAACAAACTCTCTCACCTGCGGGAAAAACGCTTTGACGTTTTCATATACGCCCAGCCCGACGCCGGTGGAGTCGATGCCGATATAGGTGACGTTATACTGCTGCGTCAGCGTCCTGATGGCGTCAGCCTGCGCCCGGAAGTCCATCCCGCGCCACTGGTGGCGCTCAAGGATGCGGAACTTACCGCCCGGCACGGCAGGCGGTGCCATGACCACACATCCGGCGCTGTCGCCATTCTGCGTTCCCTTCGCCGGGTCATAGCCGATCCAGACCTCTTTCCAGCCGAACGGGCGCAGCGCCAGCGCCTCAAAGTCGGTCCAGACTTCCCAGCTGTCCACCATGCACTTCTGCAGCATGGCCAGCTGGAACACCGACGCCAGATCGTCCATAAAGACGCACATCAGCAGGTTCTGGTAATCCTCCGGGCTGTAGCGCGTGCGCAGCTGCTCCAGGTCAAACAGGTCACAGCCACCGCGCACCGCATCTTCAACCGTGACGATCTGGCGAAACTGGCCGTCTTCACAGAGGCGACCGGCGGCCAGTGACTGATGGCTGAGGTCAATATCAACCCGGTCCGCTTTGGCCCGGCCCTTATTGAACTGTGAACCGGACCAGAACGGATAGGCGCTGTGCGTGAGGCTGGACGGCGTGGAAAAGTAGGTTTCGCGCCACTTTTTGTGCAGCGCCATGCCGGACGCCACTTTCTGAAGTTCCTGAAACTTAGGTATCCAGAAATATTCATCCAGGTACAGATTGCCGTGATAGCTCTGCGCGGTGCGGGCGTTGGTGCCTAAGAAGTACAGGCACGCGCCGTTACTCAGCGTCATCGGGTCGCCCTTCAGGTCTACGTCCACCTCGCGGGCAAATTCGATGATGTACTGCTTGAACACGTGCGCCTGCGCCTTGCTGGCCGAAAGAAAAATCTGGTTGCGCCCGGTGGTCAGCGCATCGATCAGCGCCTCGCGGGCAAAAAAGAAGGTCGCCCCGATCTGGCGCGACTTCAGCAGGTTGCGGACCGAATATTTATTTCCGGCTTCCCACCACTGGCGCTGATAGCCAAACATCGAGCCGTGGAAAACCTCCTGCAGCTTCTCAATCTGCTCGTCGCTGAACAGGTTCTTTTCAGGTGGCTTACGCGGGCCTTTGTTCCGGTTCTCCACGTTCGGGTTCAGGTCCGCTTCATTGCCGCCGTTGCTGAATTTACCGATCCGGGCGTGACGCTCTGACTGGCGCGCCAGCAGGTCGATTTCCTTAAAGTCTTTCCCTTCCTTCTGCTCCTTCATGATGAGCTGGCAGTAGCGTGCGGCGGTGGTCAGCTGCATCTGATCCAGCGGGCCATAGTCGCCCCACCTGTCGCGCTTTTTCCAGCTGTGAACGGTTGCGGGT